TATTTCTTTCTCAAATTTAATTTTGTATATGCTACAGGTTCATCAACACCATCAATACAAAAGTTCAGCCCTTTTACAGCATCCTTTTCTAAAGCTAAACCACTTTCTTTATTATAAAAGGTATTAAATACTGCTGAATTAATACTAAGTAGACCGTATAGCGCATCTTTACCATACTTCTTAGTAATGTACTTAAATACTTTCTGTTTAGCTGTAACCTCTTTAGGGAATTTAACGGACTCGCTTGTAACTGTATAAGCTAAACATAGTTTAGTTGCAAAGTTATCAAGTTCATTTTCTTCTAGGTGACTTAAGATATGACTTTTTAAAACAGTTAGTTCACCATTTAATAATTTTTTATCAGCATCACATTTCTTTACTTTTTTACTTAATTCAAAAGCTTCATCAGTTATTCTTTTTAATGCTTTAACTTCCATTTTCTAACCTCCTAGTTTATGGCATTACTTTTAAAATTTGTTCAGCAGCTTGACCTTGGAACCCTGATAAGCCTATCTTAGGGAATGAACCATATATTTTTTTATATAATGCAGCTATAACTACAGCAGAAGAGTAGTTACAATTAGTTTTTAAATGTTTTTCTAGTTCTTCTTTAGTCCATTTCTTTATTGTTAGTTTTACACCTTCACTCATTTTTGACCCCTTCCAAGTTTTAAACTTTTATAGCACCATATAACATAAATGCAAGTTATATTTTATCTTTTAAACCAAGTATAATTTTACTCGTTTTATCTTTGTGTTTCAATGCTTCTAGTGCATCTTCATCAATAGTATTTTCAGCAACTAAATCAATCCTTACACACTTCTTCTTCTGGTTCTTTCTTCTAATTCTAAATTCACTTTGTTCATTTTGTACCCATGAAAAGTTTCTACTATAATAAATACTATAGATTGTATCATATTCATCAGTACCTAGTAAATCTACACCTGTACCACCTGCTGCTTGATTTGCAATAATACAATTGGTATCTGATTTATTAAAACCATCTATTATATCTTGCCTAGTAATAGCTTTTTGCCCTCCTATTATAAAATCATAGTTGTACCCAAGCTTCTTTACTACAGCTTCTACTTGCTTGTAACTATCCCTAAAGATGCACCATATGACCTTACAAGCTCCCTTGGGGATGCTTTCAAGTGTTTCAGCTAATATCTTATTTCTTAAATTATCCTCCAAGGGGATGCTTTGCCCTTCATCAGTTACAAAAATACCTGATACTAGTTGTTGAAGTCTTAAACCTTTTACTAGTGCAGTAGAAGCTTCACAAGCATCATCATTCATATAGGTTACAAAATCATCACGCATTTCTTTATATAGTTTAGCTTGTTTTTTACCGAGTGGTACGTTGACACTTAATCTAAGTAAGTCAGGCATATCATGTGTATCCATTACAATGTGCGCACATGAATTTATTCTTTTCTCAACTTCATTTTGCATATGTTTATGTGGCTTCCAATTAGGAAAATATCTTTCACGTGGCATACCAGCATTAGCATCATAAAAATATGTGTTTCTAAAAACAAAGAAATTTTCACCAAATATATTTTTATTTAGTATTCGGTATTGACTCCATACATCTAATTCATCACAAGCAAATGTACCAGTTAGTATAAGTTTATATTTTATAGAGTCTGAAATGTTGATAACCTGATGTGTTCTTTTAGCTGAAGGGTTTTTAAAACAATGGCTTTCATCTATTATCATAAATTGTGGTGCAAATTTTTTAACTTCATTCCATAGTTCTTTGATACTAACACCATCAGTATTTATTATTAGTATCTTCTTACCTTCTTGTAGTTTTTTTATCCTTCTAGCAGCAGTACCATCAAGTACAGTTATTTCATTGTTATCAAAGTAAGAGTGCGCAGCAAATTCTTTCTTCCATTTATAAACAACACCTAAAGGGCATATTATAAGTGCTCTTAAAAGTTCATTATGCTTGTAACATTTTTGCCTATAGATACTTATAGCGGTAGCTGTTTTACCCTTACCACATAAATAAAGAAGTGCAAAATAATCTAGTGGTGTAGCTAATTCAATACCTTTTAATTGGTGCTCCCAAGGTTTTATTTTAAATTTCATATTTTATAGTTATCCATTATCTTTTTTACTTTTAGTTCTATTCTTTTACATTTATTTATAGCAGCTCTTTTTATCATCTTTTTTTCAAATTCACTATCAGGTGCATTAAGAAGTTCATAATACATAGCTTCAGTTATATCACCCATTGAAAAACCTTTAGTTGTACAATACACTTTTATTTTACCTACAACTTCATCAACTACACCTAATGTAACTCGCATTTTAAACATTATCTAATAAGCTCCCAATGTTGTTTACCTTCCAAACATACCTTATATGTACCTATTCTAGGGCATTTATAAGTATAACCATCAAGTAGTTTTACAACCTTACCTTCATTTCTACAGTCAACCATCTTACAATGTTTAAAGTAATTATATTCATGTTGAGGTAGGTTATTAAATTGTTTCTTATACCTTTTATTAATAGTAACAACTTTAAAAGCAATAAAGGATAGGAACAAAATACCTAACCCAATTTGAACTTTATTCATCTTCTAACTCAATTACAGCTATTTTATTACCACATGAACATTTTTCAGTACAAACTTCTTCTATATTTCTATTACTTGTATTACCACCAACAACTACATTTATATCACCTTCAGAAGATAACAATGCATTTAATTCATCTATTAATTGTTTTACTTTCATTTACTCCCCAATCGTAATTAATATTATAAAAAACCCAAGTAGTAGACATATAAAAAATAATAATCTTTCTAGCTCGGTCATATGCGTATAATTTTAGACTTGGTAGTTAATTCTATATATTTTACTTTCTTAGCATCTACTTTATCAAGTACAGCTAAAGAATAAATGATGCCATTAACTAAACCCCAATGGTACTTATCCTTATTATATATTTTGTTCTTTAGGTTAGCTGCATGTACTTTTCTTAAAACATCTACCCTATCTGCTAACCCTCTAGTTTTTCTAATTACAATAGGGAGCTTCCAAATACGCTTGTACCTATAGTCATTATTAGTTGCTAACTTCCAATCTTCAAAGTTAAAATAAATACCATAACCACCATAAACATTTTTAATCTTATCCATTGTTTACCCTCCTAAAGGCACCATTAAAGATAGTAAGCATAATATGTAACCAAGGCATACCCCAATTAAAAGGCACACCAAGGCTACACTATAATTAAATACTTTGTTCTTCATTTGATACCAAATAACTTTTTAAACCAACCCCAAACAGCACCTATTATAACCATGAGGGCGTAGCTGGTGGGGTGTTGTCCAAAGGGCGCACAAGTACAGGTGATAAATTAGACTCATTACCTCTAGCGTCTACAGCTACTAAAGCAAGATTGTAATTTTCACCATTTGTATTAATTGGTAGTTCAGCTAAATTAAGTTCACAAGTAGGCATGGTAACCTCTACAAAAGGTGTACTACCATCTTGACTAATAATTTCAGCTTCAGGTGCATAGTATACTTTATGTATAGCTACACTACTATCATTTGGGTCATTCCAAGTTACAACATCTTCAACAATTTTCATTTTTTACACTCCTAAAATAAAGTTTAATTACCAAGTAGGTGCAGCTATTATTTTTTGCACCCTCCATGCCATAGGTTCACCATCTACCATACCTACATCAGCATCAATAGATTCAACCCAAACACTAAAACGCTCTATTTCATTAACAGTATCATATTTACCTGAACGTATTCTAATTATGAATTGACCGCTTCTAGGGAATGTAACAACAAAGAATAATTCACTTGTTCTACCTAGTTCATATTCAATGTTTGGTTCTACATCAATCCATACTAAACCAAGTTCATAAAATTCAGCACCTTCACCATTATCCCAAGCTACCTTTACATCACCATCTACAGTATATTCAGCACCTTTAAATATTTCATAGGCAAATAAATTACATGTTAATAAAAGAATTAAAATTATATTTCTCATAAATACCTCTACTCTTCTTCTGTAGCATCCTCCCAATAAAACATAAGCTTCTTCAAAACTTTGTGTTTAATTTGGTAACTCTGAACTTTCTTAAAATTAGATGTATGAAAAGTTAAACCATTACTATTATAAGTACCACTTGCATTAACTTCTTCTTCACTATCTGCTTTACCTGACATTGTAAAGTTTAATTGTTCACCTGAAAAACTGAAAGAGTCAATAGAACTAAACACTACTCTATTAAATTGTTCAACATCTGCTTTAGCTGGTTTAGAACTACAAGCTAAACAAAATAACACCATTAGAAACATTAAAAAAACTTTCTTCATTTTGTAACCTCCATTACATTAGTTTAATAATCAAGTTCAAACTTATCTACTATGTTTTTTAAGGCACTATGTTGTTTATCACTTACAATACCTTTCATAGTCATTTGCTTTTCAACTGATTTTACAAAAGTCATATTAAAATTTTCATGCTCACTAGCATAATCTTCAAGTGCATCAATCATATTTTGTGCATCACTTAATAAATCACTCATTTTTTCTTCTCCTTCTTTTTATGTTTAGCTTGTTCTTTCTTTAATGCGTCTTCACCTTCATATATAACATTGCTAACAGCATTGTAAGCTTCATTATAAATGATATTACCAACACCTTCAGGTAGATACTTTTTATAATCATTTAATGTATTAGCAAATTTTAATATATGCGCTTCTACTTTTAAATTATCAATACTCATTTTTTCATTACCTCATTAATATAAGTTACTACACCATCTAAACTATTAAATTTAAACTTAGGTCTAATTTCATAACCACTATAATATACTTTCTTACCTTCAAGTAGCATGTTGATTACATCTTTAGTATCTAGTTCAATAAATTTATCATTGATTATTTGTGCACTATTCATTAACTACCCCTTCCAAGTAATAAAGAGATATACCACCATATATCAAAATTGCAAGTATAATTAAAAAGTATTTATTATAGCCTATTTTTTAATATAGCAGTACAGCAATACTTTGTTAATTCAGCAGGTTACAACCAAGCCACAATAGGCAACACTAAAATTTTACTTGCACATCTTTTATATATGCTATATTTAACAAATTCATTTGGGGGTATTATACGCATGATTCAAATAGTTAAAAAACGTAGAGGCATATTATTTTATGATTTAGGTGAATTAAAAGAACTAAAAGACGTACCCACTCTCTTTAAAAATGTAGAAAAAATAGTGACATTTATCCCCAAAGCTGAACGCTATAACATCTACTACACTCTAGCACATCACAAGAAAGGTTTAAGAAATGCTAGTGAGGGTTCTTTTATTAAACAAGAAGTAATTGCATTTGATATTGACCATATCAAAGACCTAGACGTTAATAAAGCTAAAAAGTATATTACCCCCGTCTGTACCTCCCTTGGGGTAGACCCAAGTAAAACAGGTGTAGTACTATCAGGTAATGGTGTACACTTTATAATTCAAATCAAAGAATTTACATCACAAGATTATTTTACAAAAAACAAAAAGCTTTACACATATGCTTGTGACCTTATTACAGCAGCACTCAAAGATTATGGTTTAGAAGGTAGTGTAGATAAAGGTATATTTGATGCTGCTAGAATATTAAGGTTACCTTTTACTGAAAATAGAAAACCTAAAGAAGGCAACAAACAGTGCTTGCTTATAAATGGCAATATTGAATTACAGGAATTATCTATTTCAATGCCTCATGCTGAACCCCCCAAGGGGATAAAGAAGGAGGTGATTGAATTTGGTAAACCCGATATTGAAGAAATTGTAAAGGAATGCGCTTTTATAAACTGGTGTAAAGATAACCCTGAAGAAGTTGTAGAACCTCAATGGTATAGTTTACTTTCTATAACAAGTAGGTTTGAAGATGATGATAAAATAAGTCATGAAATATCTTCAGGTTATTCAGGTTATACTTTTGAAGAAACTGCTGTAAAGATTGAACAATCTAAAGAAGCTTCACCCCCAAAGACTTGTGAAACTATATCAAGTCAATGGAGTGGATGCGCTAAATGTAAATATTATAATAAAATCAAATCACCTATTACATTAAGAAGTGAAGATTTTGTAGCTACTGCACATTGTGGCTTTACTACTATGAACATGAAAGGTGGTTTAACTAGACACTATAAAGATTTGTACCTACAGTTTAATAAAGAGCATAGGTATAAATCAGTAGGTGGTGTTTCTAAGATATATAAATATAATGGTACTCACTATGAAATAATGGATAAGAAAGAAATTAAGAATTATGCTTTAAGAAGTTTTAAACCATTATCTAAAAGTAATGAGAGGGATGAATTTTTTAGACTTATAGAAGACTCTAATTTTATAGGCGCACAATTTATAAATGGTGAAATGACTGAAGAGTTTATTAATTTTCAAAATGGTATCTTAGATATTGAACACATGAAACTCTTAGAACATACTGAAGAGTACCCCTTCTTTTATTGCTTACCTTTTGATTATGACCCTAAAGCTAAATGCCCTGCATGGAATAAGTTCATTAAAGATTTTACATTAGATAGGGAATGTTTAGGTAATATCTTACATGAATATATGGGTTATACTATTACAAATGGTAGGTACAGATACCAAAATGCACTTATACTTTCTGGTACTGGTAAGAATGGTAAAACAACTTATATAAATACTTTAAGGAATTTATTAGGTGTAGAAAATTATTCTAACATTTCTATATCAAGTATTAAAGATGATAAATTTGCTGTAGCTGGTTTACATGGTAAGTTAGCTAATTTCTCTGAAGAAGAACCACCAATATGTTTTAAAGAAACTGGAATGTTTAAAACTATTACAGGTAATGCTATGGTAACTGCACAATACAAGTATGGTGATACCTTCCAAATGCTGAACAAAGCAAAACTAATTATATCTTATAATGAACTACCATATATGGGTGATACCTCTGTAGGGATGAAGAGAAGGCTTTTAATTGTACCTTGTGATTTAAACTTAGAAGATAATGCTGATAAGGTTGATATTGAATTACAAACAAAATTGAATAATGAATTATCAGGTATCTTTAATAACGCTTTAAAGGGTTGGTTTAGGTTAGAAAAACAAAAGTACTTTACTAAGAGTACACATGTTACTGAAGCTGTAGAAGAAGTATTAGAACATAGTGATATAATTTATTCATTCCTTAAAGAAGAGTTAATAGTTGATAGTGGTAAAAAAGGTTATGTATTATTTAACACCATCTATAACCAATATTGTAACTATAATAGTAAATATGGTACAGGTAAGAACATTACAAAAAATAGCTTCTCAAGAAAGCTAACCCAAAAAAGTATAGAAACAAATAAGAAGAAAATAAATGGTAATGTACAAAGGGTAGTAATGGGATATGTGCTCAAAAAACAAACAAAGCAAGAAAAAAATGGAGTCAAGAAAAAATTCTAATTTTCAAAAGGTTGACGCTTTATTTTAATCACTCGGTGTACCAATTATGTTATTTTTGAAAAAAGCTAATTTGAGGCATTGATGCGTTATAAAAAAAGCCAAAATTTTGCTCTGAGCGGTGCGTATAAGGCAACCTTTTCAAATAATACGTCAACCCACTTTTAGCTTTATATATTATATAGTTAAAGTGCCTCCAAGGGCAAAAGGTTGACGGGTTGACGTATTATTCCCTATTGTTTTGTGAGAGAAAGATAAAAAAATATAATGAGAGGAAGGAATAGTATAAAGAGGTTGAAAAAAACAATAATACGTCAATACGTCAACTTATGGTATAAGTAAATGTAATTAAAAGAGAAAAAAGGTTGACTTATTATAAAAAAGGTTGACGCATTATTAAAAATATGGCTTTTTGTATGCAATATCATACACATAAAATAAATAATAGGTACACCGATTAAAAATGTAGCAAAAACCTAATTAAAAAAAATCGGTTTTAAATTACTCTCCTTGGGGGCATAATGATTTTAAGGGGGCGTTAATGCCAAAAACAAATACGAGAAAAAAGAAACTTAAGAAAGTTGTAAAGAAGAAAATTGTTACTACTCCTAAACCAATGGGTAGACCTTCTAAGTTTAAAATGGATATGTGCAAACAAGTAATAGAATTTATGAAGACGGGTATGAGTAAATTTGAAATAGGTTTAGAACTTAATCTTTCTCAAGATACAATCAATAGGTGGGGTAAAAATAATAAAAACTTTTCAGAAGCTATAAAAAAAGGTGTTGATTTTTCTCAAGGATGGTGGGAGCGTGAAGCACGTTTAAACATAGGTAATAAAAACTTTAACGCTGTACTATGGTATATGAATATGAGAAATAGATTTGGTTGGTCTGATAATGCAGGGCTAGAAGGTGATAAAGACATTAGTATAACCTTAAATTATGACCCTAAGAAAATAAAGAAAAAATGAGTGAATTAATTACATCTACTATACCTTCATTTAGTGAATTTGACCCTACTATAATACCCTTTCAAGGTAATGTAATAGACTTAGTAAAGAATAAAGTTGATTACTCTTTAGGTATACATGAAGTACTTTGTTCAGGTTCAGTAGGTTCAGCAAAATCTTTACTAGCAGCGCATTTAGGAATTGACCATTGTTTAGGTTTTAGAAAAGCTAGATTACTTTTAGGTAGGTTAGCTATGCCTGATTTAAAGAGTACAATATTTCAAACTATCTTAGAGCATTTAGATGGTACTATACTTGATAATGGTGAAGAACTTAAAGAAGGTAAACATTATTTTGTTACTGAAACTAAAGCGTATATTAAGTTTTGTAATGGTAGTGAAATTATCTCAAGGTCATGGAGCGATAAAAAATATAAATCAAAGTTTAGATCAATACAAGTATCAGCAGCTATTATAGAAGAACTAACTGAAAATGATAGTGATATGTGTGAAGGCTTTCATACAGAAATGATAGGTAGAATAGGTAGACTAACACATATACCTATTCATTGGGTTTTGTATTTAACTAACCCTGATGACCCTACCCATTGGGCGTATGATTATTTTATTAGAGGTTCTAAAACAAGTGCTACTAGGCACGTAGAATATTCATTAACAATAGATAACCCCTTCTTACCTGATTGGTATATATCTAAATTAAGAGATACTTATGATGCTAAAATGGCAAAAAGACTTTTAGAAGGTCAATGGTTATCAATAAAAACAGATGTTGTTTATTATGAATATGACTCTGATACACACTATGTTTTAGAAGATACTGGTATTAATACTAGATACCCATTAGACATAAGTTTTGATTTCAACATAGGAGAGGGTAAACCAATGAGTAGTTGTTTAGGTCAATACAATCCAAGAGCTAAGATGTTTACATTTATAGATGAAGTTATACTAAGTGGCTTTAGGACATTAGATGTAATGGATGAATATGCATCAAGGGGTTATTTTGATTTACCTTCTAACCCTGTTATCAAAATATATGGTGATGCTTCAGGTAAAAATAAAGATACTAGAAATATTAAATCTGATTATGATTTGATACAAGAATTTTTAGAAAATTATGAAAGAGAAGATAAACAAGAAGTACCGTATCAAATGTGTGTACCACTTGCTAACCCTGCTATTAAGAAAAGACATAACCTTGTTAATGGTAGGCTAAAAAATGCCAATAAAAAAGTTAGTGTACAAATTGATAAAAGGTGTGTTAAACTTGATGAAGGATTAAGAAAGGTAAAGCTTGTAGTAGGGGGTAAGTTTGTTGAAGATGACTCAAAAGATTATCAACATATCACTACTGCATTTGGTTATTATATAGTTTCAAGGCATATAGAGGGTGAAGGCGCTTCATCTGTTAGAGGGGGTTAGTTAAATGAGTGTAAAGTATAAAGATATTGATTTAGAAAATGTTGAACATCTTAAGTTATTGATTAATGAGATTGAAGATTTTAAAAACAATCAAAGAAAATATGAAGCTTGGAAGGCTTACCAAGTATTTAGCGGTGAACAAAAGAAGTTTGTAGAAAAGCTATTAGTAGAGAAGTACCCTAAAACTAGTGCTAATTTTAGAGTAGGTGATATTAATATAACTTCAAGGGTAATTAATAAAAGGTCAATGGCATATAAGCACATGCCTATACGTATATTAGGTGATGAACTTGAACAACCTTCAGATAAAAGAAAAGAAAGTGAATTATATAATGATTTACTAAAAGATAATAAAGCTAATAGAGCTTTCAAGGCTTTTGATGAAATATTTAATCTACATAAGTATGCTCTAATGTGGGTTAGATTTATCAACCCTGAAGATGATGCTGATAAAAAAGATAAAGGTAGACATGTGTTTACTGCTTTAGCTCCTTATGAATATGATTTATTTAGGGATGATATAACAGGTGACCCTATAATATTTGGGCTAAACTTTTCTATAAAAGATGCTTCTGGTAAAATGACTGAAGATGATTATAGAACTAAGAGTAAGTTAAAAGGTGGTAAAACAATTGAACCTAATAGAGAAACTAAAAAGAAGTATTCATTTTGGAACGCTAAACAGCACGTACAATGTGAAGCAGATTTATCAATTTCTGATGATGTTAAATGTAATACAGTAGTTGTTTTAAAGATTAAAGGTAATGAAGAAAATGTTAATCCTATTGAAAGATTACCAATAGGTTTTGTTTCTACTGATACATCTACTACATACCCTGTACAAAACCCTTTACCTGAACAAGCACTAAATTGGAATTTAGAATATTCAGATTTAAAGACTGCTAGTGTATGTCAAGGGCATGGTCAACTAGTTATAGAGCACCCTGAAAAACAAGATATAGATGATAAACAACATTTAGGTATGCATAGGGTTTTAGATTTACCACAAGTAGAAAATGCTGAAAAGCCTACTAAAGCATATTACATAAATGCTAACCCTGATTTAATGAGTCAACTTAGTGTACTTAAGTTTGATGCAATACAGATTTTAGAAGACCATGGTGTAAAAGCTAAAGGTACTATTGAAGGGGGTGTAGATAACTTCTCAAGTGGTTTTGATAGGTTACTTGCACAAGCTGATGCACTAGATATCTTAGAAGCAAATCAAAGTCTTTATGCTGATAACTTAGAAGTTGATGTATATGAAATTGTAAAGGCTATAGATGATAGTTTAAATAAGAAGAACTTTAAAAGTGATAGTATACAAATCATATATGAAAAACCTAAAGTACTTATTTCAGATAAAGAAACATTAGATAATATAGAAAAACGTGAAAGAATTGGTGTGATGTTACCTTATGAAAAACATATAACACTTAATCCTAACCTTACTATTGAACAAGCTAAAGAACGTGAAGAAGAAATACAGAAAGTAAAAGATGAAGCGTTTGAGAAGCAACAAAAAATATTAGGTGAACAAGCGCCACCTAAAAAGGGTGATGATGAACAAGGAGCAAGTAAAATATTTAGTAAATAATATTATTTGTTTTATATTAACTTTCATTGTAGTAGCCATTGCTAATGCTTTTGTTAATTATTTTATTCGTTTTTATTTGGAGGGTGATTGATGTTAAAAGAAGAAATACCTTTATATTTAAAAGCATTACCTATGTTAAAAAGGTATGCTAAAAAAAATGTACACATAGAAGATCAAGATGATTTTATACAAAATGCTATAATAAGAATTTTAAAAGAAAAGAAAATAAACAGTTTTAATTATTATAAAATAGATAATATAAGGTATATAACTAACTTTAAAAAAGGGCAAGGTAAACAATTAAAGCAAAATACTTTATTAGAAGCAAAAGCTAATGTTGGCTTTTTAAACTATAAGAGAGAAGCTATAGGTGAGTTTAGTTTAAATGTTGCTGGTACACAAGAACTTGAAACAAATAATAAACTTCGTGTAGAGAGGTTTTTAAAAAGAGCAGATAATATACACCCTATAGGTAGGGCTATAACTATATTAAGAAACTACCATAGTTTTACAGGTAAAGAAATTAGTGTTATTTTTGGTTTAAGTCAAAGTAGATGTTCACAAATAGAAAAAAAATATATATCAGAATATAGAATATATAAAAGGGGTATTGATGCATTATAGAGTGGTTTTAAGACCTAAAAACAATTATCTATTAGTAATGACTAGTACAAAAATATTATTTGGTGATGATTTTGATGTTGATGATTTAGCTACAGAGTTTACTTTAATACCTACTGGTAATAAATATAAGTTTGTAAATAATTATGAACATGGTTTTTTATATGAAGAGGTTTAAACGTGGCACAAAGACTGATATTAAAAAAACTTAAACTAGATATGAAGAACATACCATTAGCTGAAAGAAATGAAGCTAAAACTGCTATTGGTGAATATATATTAAATGAAACATTAAGGCATTTAGAAAAGGGTAAATCACCTGTACAGGGTGAACCATCTTTTAAAATCTTACAGAAGAAATATGCTAAAGAAGAGAAGCAAGGGAATAGAACACCTAACCTTAATTTAGAAGGTGACTTAAGAGAAGCTACAGACTTCAAAATAAAACCTTATGGTTTAGATTTTGGTGTAGTTAATAGAAACAAAAAAGAAAATGATAAAGCTGATGGACATAATCAGTTTAGCTCTAAGGCTATAGCGTGGGCTAGAAAAATAAAATTCCCTAAACGTAGATATGTACCTGATGCAAAACAGGAATACACACCTAAGATACAAAAGGGAATAGAAACAATATTAAAACAATATAGAGTAAGTGAAGAACCTGTAGGGGTGAGAGAAGATTTTTCTAATGAAGATGAAGGCGTAGGCATTACAATAACAGATGTACTAGGTGGTTTATAATGCCTGTTAAAGTAAAAGTAGATTTATCAAATCTTAAAAGCTTACCTAAAAATATACAAAAGAATTTTAAAGCTATAGCAGCAGCGCCTATACAGAAAGCAATTATATCAGATATAGAAAGGGGTATCTCACCTGTTAAAGGTAAAAGATTTGCAAAATATTCTAATTCTTATAAAGATGTAATACGTGGTAAAGTGACTTTCAGAAAGAACAAGCAAGGTAAGACATATGCAACTGATGAAACTGATTTTGAATTTATGCAATACGGTAAAGGCATTTCACCTGTAAACATTACCCTTTCTGGGGATATGATAAAATCTTTTTATGTTAAAATAGTTTCAAGTGGTGCAGGTTTATTAGCATTTGGTTTTAAACATTGGTTAGCTGATATACATAATAATCAAGGTGCCTCCAAGAAGAAGGTTATTAGAAGATTGCTACCTAGGGGTAATGAAACATTTAATGCTAAAATAAGTGGCATAATCAAGAAATATTTCAGACTCGCTGTATTAAAAGCTACAAAAAAATTGACCCGCTAAGTTTTTTTATTTAAACTTTAAAGTGTAAAGTGAACACTTTATATTTCATTAAATGAATGTTTATTGAAATTTCTTTTAAGGGGGAATAATGTTTTTATTGAATTACTTAAATTATTTGTTATTTGCTGATGCTGGTGGTGCAGGTGAAGGTGCTGATGATGTAGAAGCATTGAAAAGTGCAAATGCAAAATTACAAAAGTCTTATGATAGGGTTGTTAATGAGTCAACCAGTTATAAGAGTAGAGCACAATCTGCTGAAGCTGAACTTTCTGATGTTGAAAAAAAGATAGCAGAAAAATCAGGTGATTTGCAAAAGCAATATGACTTAGAAGCTAAAGAGCATACTGGTACTAAAGGTAAACTCAAAGATATTACTTCTAAGGCTATAGCTAATAATTTAAGAGTAGAAGCATTAAAAATAGGTAAGGATGCGCATGACATTGATGTAATCCTTAATGTTGAAAAACACCAACATCTATTAAAGGTAGATTCAGATAATCTAAAAGTTGAAGGTGTTGAAGACTTTATGAAAGCTGTTAGGGGTTCACATAGTTACTTGTTCACTAAATCTAAATTACTAAATACTGATACTACTACACCGAAAGATAAAATTGATAATAAAGATTTAAGTGACAGGCAATTATATAGTAAAGAACTTAAAGCGTGTAAGGATTTTGCTGCTCTTGAAACTTGTAAAGAAAAGTGGAGTGGTAAAAAGACTTGGATTAAATAACTAATTTTTTTGGAGGTATTGAAATGTTTGAATTATTATTTGTGTTAAGTGCTTTTACAACTGGTATGACTACTGTAAGTGATGTTGATGACTCTATTATTGAAGAGTTTGACCAAGCCTTTTTGTTGGCTTATACTGAAATGGGTCATGCACAAGAACTAGTAACTTATAAAAAAGACCTTAAAAGTAAACAAATTACTATCCCTAAGTATTCACAATTAGCACTTGTCACAAGCGCACTAACTGAAAGTGATGACCCTGATAGTGTTGCACTAGTTGATAGTAATGTAACATTAACACCTGCTGAATATGGTGCTGCTGTAACTCGCACTAAACTTGCTTCTCTACAAACTGGTGGAGTAGCTGATAGTGCTGCTGCTAAACTAGTAGGTATTAATGCTGCTAGATCAATGTCTAAACTTGCATTACTTGCTTTAGATGCTTCTTCAAATGGTTTAACTGTAGATAATGTTGCTGCTGGAAGTTTAACAGATTCAAATATTGCTACTGCTGATGAACTAGGTCAACTGTATAACAAACTTTCACGTGCGAATGTACCTCCTCTAGTAGGTGGGCATTATGTATTTGTATGTCATGATGATGTTGCACATGATCTTAGAGAAGAAACTGGTACTGGTGGTTTTGTTGATGTAAATAAATATTCTAATGTTATGCCTATTCTACAAAATGAAATTGGTATGCTAAAGGGTTTTAGAATTGTTGTAGATAATCTTTGTACATTGACTGCTGATGGTGGTAATGCTGCTGTAGATTTATATAACTCATATGCACTAGGGTATAATGCTTTAGGTCTTGCAATTAGTGACCCTGTACACATGGTACTTTCAGGAAGTTTTGATAAGTTAAAAAGATTTATAAACGTAGGTTGGTTCGGTGTTTTTCAATATAAGATTGTTGAACAAGACGCTTTATGGTTGTTTCAATCAGCATCAAGTGTAGGTTCAAACACATAATAACTAAATAAATAAAGAGGGGGTGCGCCTTTTAATTAAGGCGCATTATTTTAATATGAGTAAATTTATATTAGATTTTGTTACTGGTAGGACTGCTTTTAAAGCTAAAACTAATTTTAATGATTTGAATATTCCTGTAGCTGATTTTGTTTCAATAGATCATGCAAATGGTGCATACATAATGTGGTACAAAAAGAAGCTAGAAGATGTTGATATTAAAAAACTTGAAGAAGCAAAAAAGGTAAATGCTGCAAATAAGATTAAAGATTTAATGAAGCTTGAAAAGAATAAATTAAATAGAATTAATGACCAGCGTTTAGCTAAAGGTTTAAACATACTGCTAGAATTACCAGTAAGTGAAAGACTCTTTGAAAGAACGGTATATATTGATAATAAACCTGAACCTAAACCAAAGGCTAAAAGACCTGCTATTAAAGCAAAGGTTGAAAAGCCTATTAGAAAGGGTAGAAAGAAATGAGAAGATTTTTATTAGTTATCTTATTTTTTTCATTTTCAGTTTATGCAACATCATTTACAACACTAGATAAAAAAAAGTTTGTTGAAGATAGTACTTTTGGTAAAGTAGGGGTTAGAACAAGTTCAGACTATTTCAGTATCTTACCTTTAATACAACAAACAGGAATACTCCAAGATGTAACTTTTGATAAAATTGTGTATGTACATAATGCTGCTAATGAAAATGAATTATATTATTATGGTACATTAGGTGTTGACCTAATGGGAATTGTTACTGTTAATTACACTTCACCTACTAATTGGGATGCCATGTGGTGGGCTAGTGTTGAATTGTTAATGGAAGCTACAACTAAAATTTTACTAGAAAATGGACATGATATTGTTTTAGAAAAAAGTAATTAAACAAGGGGGTTTTTTGTGATAAAAGTTATGATAATGTTATTTGCTTTCTTAGTGATGCTTTCAGCTTCATTAAATGCAGCAGATACAAAAATAAGTGATTTAACAGCTATTGCAGCAGCAGGGTTAGCTAGTGATGATGAATTTGCAATAGTAGATACTTCTGCTACAGCAACAAAAAGAATTACAATAGCTGAAATGGATAATAGATACATTGTAACTACTGATTTAGTAGATGCTGATGTATCAAGTGGTGCAGCTTTAACTTTTGCTAAAATGGAAGATTTAACAGCTTCAAAAGCGTTAGTATCTGATGCTAGTGGTGATGTAAGTGCAAGTGCAGTTACAGCTACCGAACTAGGTTATGTTGATGGTGTTACATCAGCTATACAAACTCAATTAGATACTAAACCTACTAAAATAGGTGCTACTGATGCATTACAAGCACTAGGGATGCTAAAGGCTACGTATGATTTTAGCGTTGATGGTGGTGCCATTAGCTCTATTGATTCGGGTCAAACATTTCCTGATAACTCCATTATAAAACATTGTGATGTTGAAATACTTACTGCTATGGTATCTTCTACTGGTACTGGTACAATTGCTGTACATGCTGAAGGTGCTA